ATAGCTGACTTTAAGAGGCTAATGGCACTGCGAAATCATAGAGATCTTCATGTATATCTGACTGCTAACTCTAACGCAGAGGATACTTACCCAGACGACACTGACTTTGTGATCTCTCATGATCTTTACTTTCATCGAAAGACTGAAGCTAAGTATAAGATCTGGTACTTCAATCAGCCGACGTTTGATATTCTACCTAAAACAGAATCGATGATCAAAGACACCTTTGAGTATAAACATGTTAATTTATATGTTAATAACTTCTATGGACCGGGATTTGAGCCAGAATTGGAGCTAGCACAGCGCTTTAGAGAGCTTTACAAAGAGAAGACCGGGGTATACGTCAAGTTCTTCGGATATGGCAATGAAGATGGTTGGCCACAGCCTCCTGTAACACATCAACATATGAAAGATAGTATGTTCACCCTATGCTTTAAGCGAAGAGAAACCTGGGGGCAAATGGTAAATGAGTCTATGCAGCTCGGTACGCCATGCATCTTTATGGATGACTTGCTGTGGAGTACCTTTAAGGATTACCTAATAAACCAGGACATTTCCATTATTGGTGGTAATGCATTAGGTCTAGTCGACGCTATAATGCATCTAACGTTCGATGAGTATCTAGTCATGGTCAAAGAGGCCCAGTGGCAAAGCAGAATGTATTGCAATAGTGAGATAAACGTTGAGAAGCTTAAGTGGCTATTTAGTAAAGTAGAGGAGGTCCTATGACAAATCCATGCACAGAACAGAACTGTGAACGTCAGATATTTAAAGACGGGTTATGCCAATTCCATTATATGAAGTGGGCTACTAATCCAAAGAAAGTATTTTCTCATATCCAACCACCCGAGGGAGCTCCCAGAATTATCATTCCCGGTCCAACAAAAGAGAAGAATAACAATATACTCGGAACAGTCGTAGCGAATCTCGCGCTACTATGGTTAGCTCTCTTCTTGTTTGAACAAGTTATTAAACTCGGCTCTAGAGTGATTCAACTCATTTTCGGCTAAAAGACTCCGTTACATACTTTGATATAATGGACGTATAGCGGATAACTCCGTTCATTAAATAACGAGGTATTTACAATGTCAGAAGACAAGAACACTGAAGTTACTCCTGAAGAAATCGTAGAAGAGACTCCTGTTGAGGAGACTGTGGTTGAAGAAGAAGTAGTTGAAGAAAAACCAAAGAAGCCAGCAGCTAAGAAGCCTGCTAAGAAAGAAAAACTGTTCTACTCACCAACCAGTGGCGCTGCTTTGACAGCTCGTCCTGATGGTACATTCGTCGATCCAAAGACTAACGAAGTCTTTACCGAAGCCTACATCAATGAAGTAAGCAACGATGAGATCGCAACTGCTCAGGTTAACGTTAACCCAGACACTTCAAATGAAGCTCTGGTTAGCCCACAACCAGTCAGCAATTTCGCTGGAGCCCCAAACGGTGACAACAGCGGCAAAATATTCGCTAGTTAGTTGACCCCTAGAGCTCTTAACCGGGCTCTAGCACTTAGCTAATTAATAAAGGAGAAATATCCAATGTTCGTAAAATGTAAAAGCTGTAAGAAGGGGATCATCGCTAAGTATATAGCAGATAACGTCCTGCTTGTTACTAAACGCCAGAAGGATTTTCACCCAATTAAGCTAACGCTGAGCGGTTCAGACTATGACACGGTCATAAGCTGTACCCTATGTGGTGAAAGCCAATTCATTGAATGTGTTGGTGGCAAGATAGTGATTGATAATTTATTAATGGAGGAAGACCATAATGGCAAACCAGAACCCACGATTGAACCCGGACAACCAAGTCCAGACGGAAAAGACATCGGTACCAACGGAGACGACCCCGATGCAGTCCCCGGAACCCCAGCAGTCCCAAGTCCAGCCGGAGACGACCCAACCCCAGCCCCAGAAGTCTAAGAAAGAAATCGCGAAAGAAAAGAAGGAGCTAGAGAGAGCTGCTAAAAAGCTAGCAAAGCCGAGTATCGTTGAGACCGAAGAGAAAGATGAATACACCGAGCCAGAACTTAAGGTTCCAAGCAAAGTTGGTAAACACTTTACTGATAACCTAGCAGACCCGGATGCTGAGAAGATGACAGTTGGCCAGGTGATTGCTCATATGGCGACAGTTAACAACGTGCCAAGAGAGTTTAATAGACTGCGAAATAATGGATTGATCGCAGACGAAGAGACTACACGAAATGCTCTACGCAACAAAGGCTTTTCTCTTTAGTTTCCACTACATATGCATGTTTTACTCTAGACTAGTCTATAGCTTATAATATGTATGTAAAGGCGATACAGCCAAATAAGGCAATTACGCCTTTTAAATTGGAGCAGCAATGCTAAAAGAAGTAGCAATTGAATACGGCACAGTTAGTGAAATGACCAATGAGTCCGATTCACGTATGGATGGCATAGCCGTCCCTATCGCTGAAGGGGTTAATTTAGATCTACTCACGGCTGGCGATGAAGATCCTCTTTTCATTACAATCGACGCTTTAAAGCCCGGACGTAGTGAAAATAAGAGGAATTATTCTTTGTCTGAAGTCCGCAAGATCGCTAAACAGGTGATGGAACTTAAACCTAACGGTTATCTAGGACATCTTACTGATGATGAGAAACTCCACAAGTATCCCGACCCAGTAGTTATATGGATCGGAGCTACAGTGGCCCAGTACAAGGGCGCAGAGAGACTCTTCATTAAGGGATACGTTCTACCTAAACATGATAAGTTTAAGGATTACCTACGACGTGCTCTCGCTACAGGAACAAATATTGCAGTATCGATCTTCGGAGCAGCCTTCCAGAAATGGAATAAGGAAACTCGAAGCATAGATATCTCAGAATTTGACCTAGAGAGTATTGACTTTGCGAGAAGCGGAGCAGAAGGCATGCCAAATTCGGGATTCTTAAAGCTAACTGCTGAAATGATACAAGGAGACGATATGACTCGAGAAGAAGTACTAGAGTCAGTAACTGTCGCCGAGATGCGAAGCATTAATCCTGAGTTCGTAGAACAAGTCGAAAATGAGGCCACTAAGGGGCTCAAAGCTACGGTCTCAGAAATGTCGAGTGTTCTTGGAGTTCAGGAAACTGATGATCTAAAAGATGTCATTAGCGAGATGATCTCGTTGAATGGCGAACTGCAGCAAAAAGTTGCAGAACACGTAGTTGACCGACAATTAGGTCAAGGCGTCCCTTCCGTTGCCGCCCGTGCACTAGTGAAGAAGACAATTCTTTCTGAAATGAAAGACTACAGCGAAGAAGCAGTCAAAACTCAGGTTGCTGAGATGCTTTCTAGCGAACGCGGGAAAGCCATGATTGCCCAAGCAGCTCCGTCAGTTTTGATGGGTGGCGGCGAAGACAATCGCGGTGGAGAACATAAAGTAAGTAAATGGATAAAGGGGAAAGAATAATATGAGTTCATTCCGATCTGATGGTAAAACAACTCGCGTTACTGCTCCCTACGATGTAACCAAGAACAGCCCGCTGCACGCAGATGGTTGGTTTGGTATTGCTCTAACCGATGCTGACAGTGGAGACATTGTTGCACTCGAGACCGAGCGAGAGCACAACATCGTAGTTGACGTAGCCGTTACGGCTGCAGTTGGCGATATCTTGTACATCAACAAGACGACCGGTGTCGTAAACACCACTAACAGCGGTTCTACCAAGGCCTTTGGTAAAGTAACCGTTGCTAAAGACAGTAACAACAACGTTTCTATTAAACTGCTTCCGCAGGTAACGGCATAGGAAGGATATAACATGCTTACTAAAGAAAAAATCCAGTTAGCTTCCCAAGCCGCGCCTCAATTGGCCAAGACTGTTGTCTCGGAAATGAAGAGCGGTAAACGAAGCATGGGCCTTGAATGGTCCGATGAAGTAGTTAGTGGTAAAGCTACTCTCCGTGAAATGATCGGTACCGATGACGGTGCCAGCGAATTTCTGGAAAAAACGACCTATGATGTATATCAAGGACGTGAAGCCATTGCTCTAGTATACAAAGACATCTATACTACTAAAGAAGATCGTAGTTTCCCACGCGTGATGATCGCTAAAGAATACGGTCCAGTACAGACTGTCTTCCTAGAGAAGCTCGAAGGTGAAGAAGTTCGCTTCGGTAGCCTCGGAGCTGGTGTCGAGAAAGTCGTTCGATTCCATACCTACGCTGCTGGCCTCGAATGGTCAGAAGATATGGTGGAATACAACGAGTATTGGAGTCTTACAGACGCAGCTGCTTCGTTTGGCGAAAGCTACAACAAGCTGTTGAACCACCTGCACATGAGTCCAATCATCTCAGCTAGTTACACCACCACTAGCGCAACTGCCTCTGTAGCCAAGGCTGCACAGGAAGCCGGTACTCCACAGCTTATTGCTTGGAATACTGACGTTAAGACCACTATCCAGCAAGCATTTGACGTACTGCCTTTGGCTACTCAAATCATCGTTAACTCAGGTGATCTTGATTACCTCGAGCGTAACATTGCTACCGATATTCTGGCTGACAACAGCGAAGGCCCAACAAAGCGTCGCTTTAACGCCCTCCAGAAAATCGTTTACGATGGTGATGATGTAACTGTTGACAGTGAGACTTACACCTACACAGGCGTAGCCGCTGGATTCGCTTACATGCTCGTTCCAAAGCGACAGTTTACCGAATACATCAAGCATGATCTCTTGATCGATGATGACAGTGGCGATCTCAGCCGTCTGATCGTTGCTCAAATGGTCGGCCGTGCACGTCGTGCAGTATTCGCTGGTCTATCCGGTAAATATGGCGTAGTGAAAGTGGATATCCGAGCCTAGATCGTCCGCTAGTAATTAGGAAGCCCCTATATGAAAACTAGTTTCACATCTAAAACTGTCAGTAGCTTCTGTTCTAAGATTTTAAAATTAGAGAACGGCTGCTGGCAGTGGATGGCTGCTACCAGAAATGGCTATGGCAAATTCGGTACTTTAGGCGTATCCGAATCTGCACATAGGTTTTCATATAGACTTTTTAAAGGGGAGATTCCAGAGTATCTAGTAATAGATCACCTTTGTCGGAATCAGCTATGCGTTAATCCTAAACACCTAGAAGCAGTTACGACTAGAGAGAATATTCGAAGGGGTGATGGATTAGCAGCCCAGAATATAGTCAAAAGCCAGTGTCCCGAAGGCCATATTTATGATAGATTTATAGCAGGGTCTAGAAGGTGCAGTACTTGCACAAATTATAAAAGACAGATTAGAAGAAAGTTAGCGAGGGTTTGATGATTTTAAATTGGCATGGAATTCTAGCTGATGGCCAGGGATATTCAGGCTCAGCAAATGAGTTCGCTTTAGCCCTGGACCGAGCCGGTGTCGACGTAAGAGTCATGAGCCCTAGTTTGAAAAAGGGGAGTGGCATTGATTATAACAATGCCCCCCCTGCTGTGCAGAAGATATTGGATAAGCCCTACGCAAGAGGCCAAGTAGGCGTTGCGTACGGTTTACCTAATATGTTCGGAGATCTCGAGACATTAGACTATCCGACTAAAATCGGATTTACTATGTTTGAGACTAATAAGCTTCCGCAAGGTGAAGTTTGGGGAGGTCCCGGTGGTGGCGTAGCCCAGATGAACCGGCTAGATCGCATATGGACTCCAAGCCAGTTCTGTAAAGATCTATTTATCAAAGAAGGGGTAACGGTTCCGATTGATGTCATTAATATTGGCATTAACACAGATCGATTCCCATT